AGAACGGGTTGCAAAGAACCCCGACCGGATCGCCTATGCCATTCAGCAGTTTGAAGCCCACGGCATTGAATACCAACTGAAGAATGAGCAAACCGGACATTTCCATTGTTGGCGGAAGTCTGATGATAAACTGTTCCAATTCTACGCTGGAACGGGTAAAATTCAGGGCTTCACCCAAGTCAGAGGTATTCACAGCCTGATTCAGATGTTGGAGGGGTGAGCCGATGGCCGGTGAAAAAAACTTTGAAAATCGCCTGAAGAAATGGCTGGAAGCTGAAGGGATATATCCCTTGGGTGAACCTGTTGACCGCATGAGCGCCCCGCCCTGTGGCTTCTATGAAAAGCGTTGGGGTGGAAGCCGGTATGTGAAAAGCGGCCTTCCCGATATGCGGATCACCGTGAAGGGCATTGCCCTTGAAGTGGAGCTGAAGGCCACCGATGGAACCCCATCTGTGCTTCAGAAGCGTAATTTGGCTCAAATCAACGGTTCACAGGGGTTCGGGTTCATCCTTTACCCGGAAGGCTTTGAAGCCTTCAAGACTATTGTGAAAGGGGTGAAACAATGCGAGTTTCCCACAGCCGGGTTGAAGTCTTTGATAGATGCCCATACAAATACCGCTTGCGATATGTGGAAGGGATAGACACGATCCCGAACACGGACGCAGACAACGCCCTGATCCTTGGCACCGCCCTTCACACCGGCATTGAAGAAGGGGTTGAACAAGCCCTTGACTTCTACAAGAACAGCTTCCCGGTTCTGACGGATGATCACATTCATGAAATGATGAAGCTGGAAGCAATGATCCCCAAGGCAAAGGCCATGTTGCCACCGGGCGGAACCTTTGAATTGCCTATTGGGAACGCTGATTTCATCGGCTTCATGGATTATCTGGTTCCCGTGGGGAAGGGCCTGAAGCTGGATGGGCTGATCACCGGTGAAGATTTGGATGAATTTGAAGCGTTTGATCTGTACGATTTCAAGTATTCCAACAACGCCAAGAACTACGCCGTTTCCGGTCAGCTTCACGAATACAAGTATTGGTATGAACTGACCCATCCCGGCCACCGGATCAGGAATATGTATTTCCTGATTGTTCCCAAGGCAAAGATCAGGCAGAAAAGCACCGAAACCCTTTCCCAATTCCGTGACCGCTTGCAAGCGGCCTTGAAAGATGCTGAACCAACGCTGATGCCGGTTCAGTACAACCCCATGAAGATTGTGGACTTCCTGACCGATGTGAAGCACATGGTTGAAGCCACAGACTTTCCCAAGAACCCAAACCATTTTTGTGGATGGTGTGAGTATGAAGAATATTGTCAGAAAGGATGGGATTATATGTTACTTCCCAAGAATGAACGCCGTGACCTGAACGCCACCAAGAAGAAGGTTGTGTGGCTTTACGGCGCACCCTTCAGCGGCAAAACCTTCTTTGCCAATCAGTTCCCCGATCCCCTGATGTTGAACACGGATGGCAACATCAAGTTTGTGGATGCCCCCTATATCGCCATTCGTGACACCGTTACGGTGGAAGGCCGTATCACCAAGCGCAAGTTGGCCTATGAAGTGTTCATGGATGCCGTGGCCGAACTGGAAAAGAAACAGAACGATTTCCGAACCATCGTGGTTGACCTTCTGGAAGATGCTTATGAATCGTGCCGGGTTTACATCTGTGACCGTCAGGGCTGGAAGCATGAATCTGATGATTCCTTCCGTGCGTGGGATATGGTCAGAAGTGAGTTCCTGAACACCCTGAAGCGGCTTGTGAATCTGGACTATGAAAACATCATCCTGATCAGCCATGAGGACAGAAGCCGTGACCTGACCCGCAAGGGCGGCGATAAGATCAGTTCCATCAAGCCGAACCTTCAGGATAAGGTGGCAAACAAGGTGGCCGGTATGGTTGATCTGGTGGCCCGTATCGTGGCGGACGATGATGAACGGGTGCTGTCTTTCAAGACTTCTGAAGTGATCTTCGGCGGTGGCCGTTTGACTGTCCGTGATAAGGAAATCCCGCTGACCTATGATGCTTTCTGTGAAGTCTACGAGGAAGCCAACCAGAAGGCCGCAGGAGCCGTGAAGCGTGGCGGCAATACCCCGGCTACCCCCGCACCTGAAACCACCGACACGCCCACCACAGCGCCCAGCAGAAGGGGCAGAAAGGCCAAGACTGCAACCCCGCCCCCGGCTGATAACTATGATCCGGCTGAAGATGCGGCAAAGGCGGCTTGTGGTGATCCTGATGGAACTTGGACACCTGGCGGCGGTGAACAGGATGATTCTGTTCCCGTGGATGAACCGGCCACCGGTGACACCCCGCCTTGGGATAATCTTCCCAAATGCCCGGATGGTGAACGCATTTTCAGACAGCACGATCAGAACCCGGAAATCCCCCTTTGCCCGTCCATTGACGCTGGCCACCGTTGCCACAAGGAAGGCGGCCCCGATGGTTGCCCACTGTGGGATCGCCCCAAGGCACAGGCAGAGGAACCCGCACCCAAGACGGATGCCAACCCGCCCCGCCGTACCCGGAAGAAGCGTGAAGAATAATGGCTGATGTGCTGATGATTGCCGGGAAGCCTGAAACCATCTTCAAGGCCCGTGATTTTGAATATCTGGTTGAAAAACACATGGGCTATGAAGCGGCCAAGTATTTCCGGGAATACGCTGAAAAAGCTGATGAAGAAGTCAGATCGGCCAAGGCCGGCGAAAACACAGACCTTGCTTCCTATGAAGCTGATCTTGAAAGCAACCGCAGAGCCTTTCAGGACATTCAGGATGAATTGATCTGCATTTCCAACATTCTTCGATGGAAACGGATGAACCGGGAGTTGCTTTCAGACCATGTGAAGCGCATTAAAACCATCATTTCCAACCAAATATAAGGAGGACGCAACATGAAAAACGATGCTTTGAACAGGTTCAAAGAAGAAATGAACCGCCGTGGCCTGATTCGCAAGATTCAGGTGTGTGCAAACCTGATCCCCCCCCGCCTGATGCTGACCCGGAATCCCTGATCCAGCTTCACCGGAACGCCGCAAAGATGGCGATTGCCAACTATGCCGCCAACCACGATGATTTCTATGAAGTGATGTTTGATGCGGCGTTGGATCATCTGTTGGATGGGGTTCTGACCGATGATCTGTTTGCCCCTGATAAGGAATTTGCCCCTACGAAAGAAGAAGTTGACACTATGAACCGGGCCAAGGAAACCGCTGAACTTGTGAACGGCCTGTTTCATGGGTTGGCTGATATTCTCAAAACCATTTGAACATAACAACATTTTGGAGGTAAAAAACTATGGCTATTGATTTTGACAAGATTGATCGTTCCGTTGATCTGAAGGGCCTTCAGGCTGATGTGGAGGATGCCAAGAAGAACGGCGGCGGTGATTTCCCCACCATTCCCGCTGGCAAGTATGAAGTGAAGCTGGAAAGCATGGAGATCAAAGGCACCAAGGCTGATCCCAACCGCCCCATGCTGGCCGTGTCCTTCAAAATCCTGTCCGGTGAGTTCAAGAACCAGCGCCTTTTCATGAACCGTGTCCTTTACGGCACAAAGAATGACAAGAACATGATCGCTTCCGCTATGGGCTTCCTTGAAAAGCTGGATTCCGGTGTTCCTGTCAGCTTCACCAGCTACAAGCAGTTTGCCCAGCTTGTTCTTGATGTGGCGGAAGCTATTGATGGAACCTTGGAATATGCGGTGGACTATGATGATTCCCGCTTCAATTCCATCACTGTTGAGGAGGTTTTTGAGGTTGAAAACTGACCGCAGATTTTTTATAATCAAATCGAGCACAAATAGTGCTTGATGCGGTTTTGAACCTTAACTTTCAAGCACAGCCTGTGGGGCTTCGGCCCCACAATGGCCCCAAGTGAAAGCCTTCCCGTGGCGGGGCTGATAAGGCGGCAACGCTGACCGATTTCACAAAAGCTGAAAGGATGTGAGTTGATGATCTTCTATGATTTTGAGGTTTTCCGGTATGACTGGTTGGTTGTCCTGATCGACCTGAACGCCCGGAAAGAAACCGTGATTATCAATGATCCCGACAAGCTGAAGCGTTTCTATGAGGAACACAAGGGCGTGATTTGGGCCGGTTACAATTCCCGGAACTATGATCAGTACATCCTAAAGGCCATTCTGTGTGGGTTTGATCCAAAGCCTGTGAATGATTGGATCATTGCAGAGGACAAACCCGGTTACAGATATTCAAGCCTGTTCAGGGAATACCCGCTGATCAATTATGATGTGATGCCGAACCCGCCAATCAGCCTGAAGGCGCTGGAAGCGTTCATGGGCCATTCCATCAAAGAAACTTCTGTTCCCTTCGACATTGACCGGCCTTTGACTGAAGCAGAATTGGCCGAAACGGTCAAGTATTGCCGCCATGATGTGGAACAGACGGTGGAAGTGTGGTTAAGGCGGAAGGAAGATGAATTTGATGCCCAAATGTCACTTGTGAAGGCGTTCCATCTTCCTATTTCCGACATTGGCCGCACCAAGGCCCAGCTTTCCGCCAAAATCCTTGGAGCCGTTCAGCGGGAACACAATGATGAATTTGAAATTGAGTTCCCGTCCAGCTTGCGGATCGAAAAATACACGGAAGTTCTGAACTGGTACAAAAACCCCCTGAACCGTGACTATTCCAAAACCCTTGAACTGGATGTGGCCGGGGTTCCCCATGTGTTCGCTTGGGGTGGCCTTCATGGGGCAATTCCCAAATATCACGGGGAAGGCTGGTTCGTCAATGTGGATGTGGCTTCCTATTACCCATCTTTGATGCTGGTTTATAAGTGGCTTTCCCGCAATGTTCACGATCCTTCCAAGTATGCGGAAATCTACCACACCCGCCTGAAGCTGAAGGCAGAGAAGAACCCCATGCAACAGCCTTATAAAATCGTTCTGAACAGCACCTATGGCGCTATGAAAGATAAGCACAACGCCATGTATGACCCCCGGCAAGCCAACAATGTTTGTGTGGGCGGTCAGCTTCTTCTTCTGGATTTGATTGAACGGCTGGAAGATCATTGTGAAATCATCCAGAGCAACACGGATGGTATTTTGGTCAAACTTCGCCGGTATGAAGATTTTGAAATGCTGGACGATCTATGTTGGGAATGGGAGCAAAGAACCGGGATGCGCCTTGAATTTGATGAATTTCAAAAGGTGTATCAGAAGGATGTGAACAATTACATCATTGTTCCTTCCGGGCCGCTTCGTGACGAAAAAGGGAAACCCCGCTGGAAGTGCAAGGGTGCCTATGTCAAAAAACTGTCCGATCTGGATTATGACCTTCCCATTGTCAACCGGGCCATTGTGAACTATTTCCTTCAGGGGATCAGCCCGGAAACAACCATCATGGAATGTTCCGATCTTCGGGATTTTCAGAAGGTGGTGAAGGTGTCCAGCAAGTACAAATACGCCCTTTATTCCCCGATGATTACGGAAGCCAAGATCAGGGATGAAAAAGGCCGTTCCAAGAAAATCACCCGCTTCAGCGGTGGTGAGGTTCAGACGGATAAAACCTTCCGGGTGTTTGCTTCCAAGGATCAGAGCAAGGGCGGAATCTTCAAGGTTTCCGGGAAAATCGTCAAGGGCCGGGAAAAGAATCCTGAAAAGTTCGGCAACACCCCGGATCATTGTTTCTTCATCAATGATGATGTGACCAACCTTCCCATCCCGGATGAACTGGACAAGCAATATTACATTGATGTTGCTTGGGATCGCCTGAAAGATTTTGGGGTGGAACGATGAACAATAAAACCTTTCGGGGGGGGAGCGTTGAAGCATGGAACTGTTTAGGGGCTATGTGCCTACCAGAAACAAACAATGCCTTGAAAAGTTCAAAGGCGTTGAAAAACTGAAAACCCGTTCTGAAGTCCAAGACCTTGATGAATACGCCGGTATTCTTGGGGAAGAAACCATCCTGATTGATGTGGATGATGCGGAAACATCTGAACTTTTGTTCAGAATTGTTCAGGATTTAGAACTGAAGTGCAGAGTGTACGCCACCACACGGGGAAAACACTTCTTGTTCAAGAACTGTGGTGTTAAAAAAAGCTGGACGAAATGCACCTTGGCCGTGGGTATCACCACGGATGGAAAGGTTGGAGCCAATAACAGCTATGAAATCTTGAAGTCTGGTGGCGTGGAACGGCCCATTCTGTATGACTTCCCTGAAGGGGAGATTCAGGAACTTCCCAAGTGGCTAACCCCGGTGAAAAGCAACTATGATTTCCCGAATCTTGGGGAAGGTGATGGGCGGAACCAAACCCTGTTCAACTACATTCTGACCCTTCAGAGTGACGATTTTACCAAGGAAGAAGCCCGTGAATGTATCAGGCTGATTAACCGTTATGTGCTGAAGAAGCCACTTTCCGACAAGGAACTTGATGTGATCCTTCGGGATGATGCCTTCAAGAAAACATCCTTCTTCCGGGATAAAACCTTCCTGTTTGATAAGTTCGCCACCTACCTGAAAAACAACAACCATATTGTGAAGATCAATAACCAGCTTCACATTTACAAGGATGGTATCTATGTTTCCGGTGCCGGTGAGATTGAAGGGGCCATGATCAAGCTGATCAGCAACCTGAAACGGGCGTGGCGTTCGGAAGTCCTGTCCTATCTGGAAATCATGATTGAGGAAAACACCAAGGCCACCAACCCGAATATCATTGCTTTCAGCAACGGCCTTTACAATATCCGGGATGGTTCTTTCAAAGAGTTCACCCCGGATGTGGTCATTACAAACAAAATTCCGTGGCCGTACAACCCCGCCGCCCATGATGATCTGTTGGATCATACCTTGAACCGGCTGGCCTGTGATGATCCTGAAGTTCGGGCCTTGCTGGAAGAAATGGTGGGCTATTGTATGTACCGCCGCAACGAACTTGGCAAAGCCTTCATCCTGATTGGCGATAAGAGCAACGGCAAATCCACCTTCCTTCATGTGGTGAAGAACCTTCTTGGAGATCAGAACATTGCTTCCCTTGACCTGAAGGAATTGGGTGATAGGTTCAAAACCGCTGAACTGTTCGGCAAGCTGGCAAACATCGGTGATGATATTGGTGATGAATTTATTGCCAATGCTTCCGTGTTCAAGAAGCTGGTCACGGGTGATCGGGTGAATGTGGAGCGCAAAGGCCAAGATCCATTTGAGTTCAACAATTATTCCAAGTTCCTGTTCAGCGCCAACAATATTCCCCGTATCAAGGACAAAACCGGAGCCGTTCAGCGGCGTTTGGTGATCGTTCCCTTCGATGCCAAGTTCACCCCCAATGATGCAGACTTCCGCCCATTCATCAAGGATGAACTGTGTGAACAGGGTTCAATGGAATATCTGGCCTTGCTTGGCCTTCAGGGGTTGAAGCGGGTTCTTGGGAACGCACAGTTCACCACTTCCAGCAGAGTTCAGGGGCAGTTGGACGAATATGAGGAAAACAACAACCCCATTATTGGGTTCATCAATGAAGTGGGCCTTGACGGGATTGAAAATGAAGCCACCGATTCCGTATATCGCCGGTATAAGGAATATTGCATTGCAAACAACTTCCAAGCCCTTTCCAAGATTGAGTTTTCCCGGCAGATCACAAAACGCTGTGGCTTCACAACGGTTCCCAAGTGGATCAGAAACCGGAAAACCCGTGTATTTGTGAAAGGCGGTGACACAGAATGAGTGGTTCCAAGAAGGTGTTCACCACTTTGGGCAGTTCCAACCATGTTCCTGAAGAACGAGAAGCATTTGATTACTACGCCACCGATCCAAGGGCCGTGGAAATGCTTCTGGAACTGGAACAGTTTTCCCCGGTCATTTTGGAACCGGCCTGTGGGGAAGGCCATATTTCCAAGGTGCTTCAGGCCCACGGTTATGAAGTCATTTCAACTGATCTGATTTACCGGGGCTTCGGTGATCCTGAACCGTTGGATTTCCTGAAGGAAACGCTGGACGATTTTGAAGGCGATATAATCACAAACCCGCCATATTCAATGGGGCTTGAATTTGTTCAAAGGGCGCTTGAAAGCGTCCGCCCCGGTGGGAAAGTGGCTATGTTCTTGAAGGTTCAGTTCTTGGAGGGGCAAAAACGGGGTGAGTTCTTCAGGCATACCCCCCCCCGAAAAGTTTATATCAGCCGTTCCCGGCTGGCCTGTTATAAAAACGGTGATATGACCGGGAAACCAGAAAGCGCCATTGCCTATGCGTGGTATGTGTGGGAAAAGGGCTTCACCGGTGATCCGGTGATCAAATGGTTCAACTGAAAGGACGGTGCTGAATGGCCCACAAATATTCCAAGTTCAAGAACAAAAACATTCCCTATGCCAAGGTTGGGCGGCGAGTGTTCAATAGTCTGTTTGATGCAGAAACCTTTTGCACCGAACACGGCCTTGATGTCAATTTAGCTATTGAATATCGGGATGATCCTGAATTGAAAAATAACATTCAAACAATCGCCCAATACCAGAAGGCCATTCTTCAGGAATGTTTAGACCGGCTGAAGGCCCGTGCTGAAGCCTTGGTTCAAGAAATCAACCGGTGTAATGCTGATTTGGAAAAGTGCCACCCGCTGGATCGTGGTTTCTTGACGGATCGGCGGAATGAAGCCATTGCAAAGCATACGGGTACAATGGAAGCCCGTGAGATTGTGGCCGGATTGAAAAATAATTTAGAAAGGTTGACTGGTTGGCATGATTAAAGACAGCGGTGAACGCACCGAGTTTGGAACCGGCGCTGTTCGTGATATGCACAGCGGCAAAGGCCGCATGGATTTACTTCCGTGGGAAGCCTTGGTGGAGGTTTCCAAGCATTGTGAAGAAGGGGCCTTGAAGTATGGTGAACGGAACTGTGAAAAAGGTATTCCCATTCACAGCCTGATTGATTCGGCCTTCCGTCACCTTGCCAAGTACATGATGGGGATGGACGATGAACCCCACCTTCGGGCGGCTTGCTGGAATTGCCTGTTCGCCCTTTACATGGAAATCAAGCACCCGGAACTTCAGGATATTCCAGCACGAATGAAGGCCCCGGTTCCCCAAATTCCCAAAATCAAGGCGGCTTCGGAGCCGTGCCGCCGATGCAAACACCGTGACCGCTTCGGGGATGAATTTCCCTGTGATGAATGTGTTCACAGACAGAATGGCACCAATGATATGTTTTACCCGGCAGATTGTAAGGAGGATGCAGAACAATGAAAATTATCAAGCCTGATGTGCAGTTCATCACCCCGATTGATGGGGCCACTATTCTGAAGCGGCTGGAACAATGTGGCCGTGTCTGCTACAAGTCCGAGGATAAGATCACGGAAGGTTCCGCTGAAAAGTTCGTTGCCGGGATCATCAAGCGTGGGCATGAAGCGGTTCTGGAACATTGTTCCTTCACGGTGAAGTTCATTTGTGATCGTGGGGTTTCTCATGAGATCGTCCGCCACCGGATGGCTTCTTACTGTCAGGAATCCACCCGCTATTGTAATTACGGCAAGGGCAAGTTCGGTGAGGAAATCACGGTGATTGAACCTTGCTTCCTTGAACCCGGTTCCAGAGCCTATGACTATTGGCGGGATGCCTGTGAAGGGGTGGAAATTCGCTATTTTGATATGCTGGCGGAAGGATGCACACCGCAAGAAGCCCGTTCGGTTCTGCCCAACAGCCTGAAAACGGAAGTGGTCATGACGGCCAACATTCGTGAATGGCGGCATTTCCTGAAGTTGCGCTGTTCACCCGCCGCACACCCGCAGATGCGGGAAGTGGCCCTGATCCTGTTGGACAAGGTTCACGCCCTGATTCCGGTTTGCTTCGATGATATTTGGAGTGAATACCATGCCGATGTTTAAGAAGTCCGGTGGTAAAATTTTCGCCGTTCAGTTCAACAAAGCTGAAGAACGGGCCTTGGATCAGGAAATCAAGAAACAGATTGTGGAAAATGATCGGGCCTTTGACATGGACAAAGAATCATCCATCCTGTGGATGCTTCACACCCAATTTGGCTTTGGCCCAAAGCGCCTGAAGCTGGCGTGGAAGCTGTTCTATGCCGAAACCTTGAAGCTACGGGAACATTACCTGATGGAACAAGCCGATGATGGGTGGTTGGCCCGTAAAAAGCTGAAGGACATTGGGTGTGACATTGAAGAATGGTACAGAGAAGAAGGAGGGAAAACCGATGCCTAAACCTTGGGAAAATGCTGAAGGGTATCACGATCCGACAGCCTACCACGGCACAAAGAATATCATCCGTGACGAGGATGAACAGCAGAAGCGGGTGAACACCCTGATCTTCGTCCTGAAGTACATCACCCGTTTGGCGGGGTTTGAACTTCTGAACCGCATTGAAATCAAAGACCGTAAGACCGGGAGGGAATACAAATGAAAGAGCCATTCAAGTGTTGTTGGAATTGCCGCCTTGGTGGAATACGCCTTCACCTGTCAGATAAAAAGCAAGACGATGAATCCGCCGTAACTGAAAGATTGTGTATGTCACTTACTGAAATGCAACTCCATCCCGGAAAAGTTGGCCCTTCAAAAAATCCGTACATTGTTCGTGACTGTCCTGAATTTTATTCCAGACCTTCAGAAATCAATTTTGGGCATGAAATAAGTGAAGCAGAAGCTAAAAAATTGAACACCATGACCGTTGCTGAACGGTTGAAATATTGGTGGAACACCTTGAACGCCTAACCAGTATTTCTTCAATAGGGGTTGGAACAGCGTGTGGAACAGGTATGGAATAGATGTTTTTTCTATATCTGTTCCGCACGAAAACCCTTGATTTTCAAGACTTTTTCAGTTGTTTTCAGGGAACGGAACAGATGGAACAGATGTAAATATACTTTCTTCTTATTAAGAAAAAAATATATAAGAAATGTGTATATAAGGAACTGCCCGTTTTATCTGTTCCATGCGTTCCAAAGTCCTGAAACCACTTGATTTTTCAGCATTTATTAACGGTACAGATGCAATGAAAACGGAACAGACCACCGCAGAAAGGATGTGTTACATAGTGAATGACAAAGACCTTTCCCAACAGGCTAAAGAATACTTTGCCCAAATCAGGAAAACGGATCGTTTGATCCATCGGCTTGATAGTACCATTGCAACCTTGCGTTCCAGCTTGACTTCTACCGGAAGCCAACTGAAGCAGGACAAGGTTCAGACTTCAGGCCCCAAGAATACCCTTGAAGAAACCATCACCAAGATCATTGACCTTGAAGCCAAGATCAATGCCCGGATTGATGAACTTGTGAGCATGAAACAGGAAGCGTTCACCATGATCAACCGGATTCCTGACCTTGATCAGCAAAATATTCTGATCGGGCGCTATATTCAGTTGAAAAAATGGGAAGATATTTCTGAAGAACTGAATTATTCTATGCAATGGGTTTTTGAACTTCACGGAAAGGGTTTACTTGCTTTTGCCAAGGCAAACAGCGACTTTCTAAACAACCGAGAAAACCAGAGTGCCACCGGTTCCAAACAGAGTAAAGAATCGGTAGAATAGTAAATAAGAAATTGCGCCTACGGGAAACCGGGGCGCTTTTTCTATGCCTGATGAAAGGGGTGAATACCTGTGACACCAAGACAGCGGAAGTTCTGTGATGAATACCTGATCAGCGGCAATGCTACGGATGCGGCAATCAAGGCGGGGTATTCGCCCAAGACCGCAAAGCAGACGGGTTCTGAAAACCTTGCAAAACCTGACTTGAAAGCGTACATCGAAACCGAACTTGAAAAACTTCATTCGGCCAAGATCGCTGATGCTGAAGAAGTCATGAAATACCTGACTTCGGTGATGCGGGGTGAACATACTGAAGAAATCCCGATCCTGTGCGGTGACGGTTGCCAAGAGTTGACGCAGAAAGAGGTTGGAGCCAAGGAAAGGCTGAAGGCCGCTGAACTGATCGGCAAGCGTTATGGTATGTTCACGGACAAGGTAGGTGTGGAAGGGGCCGTTCCGGTGATTATCACGGGGGATGATCAACTTGAAGATTAGCCCACAGGCCAAGCGGGTTCACCTTCCTGAAGTGGTTGGCAAGGGTTACGGAACCTTCTGGAACTTCAAAGGCCGTTACCGGGTGTGTAAGGGAAGCCGTGCTTCTAAGAAATCCAAGACAACGGCCCTAAACATCATCAAACGGATGATGCAATACCCGGAAGCCAATACCCTTGTGGTTCGTAAGGTGTTTAGAACCTTGAAAGATTCCTGTTTCACCGAACTGAAATGGGCAATCAACCGCCTTGGGGTTTCAGCCTATTGGGAAATCAAGGAAAGCCCCCTTGAAATGACCTACCTTCCCACCGGTCAGAAGATTTACTTCCGGGGCCTTGATGATCCCCTGAAGGTCACTTCAATTACGGTTGAAATAGGGTTTTTGTGCTGGTGCTGGATTGAAGAAGCATACGAAATCATGAATGAAGCTGATTTTGATATGCTGGATGAATCCATTCGTGGTGCTATCCCGGAAGAAACCGGCCTGTTCAAGCAAATCACGCTGACATTCAACCCGTGGAACGAAAAGCATTGGATCAGGAAACGCTTCTTCGGGGAGATCACCGGCAAGGATGCCCAAGGGAACCCCACATACAAGTTCCATGATAGCTGGATCAGCCCGGATGGGCAGATTTACGCCACAACCACCAATTACCTGTGTAATGAATGGCTGGATACGGCGGATTTGAAGGTGTTCAACACCATGAAGGAAAACAACCCCCGCCGCTACAAGGTGGCTGGCCTTGGGGGTTGGGGCATTGTGGATGGCCTGATTTTCGATAATTGGCGGGAAGAAGCCTTTGATTATCTGGCTATTTCCAAGAAGCCTGATGTGAAAAGCGCCTTCGGCCTTGACTTCGGTTATACCAACGATCCCACGGCCCTGTTCTGTGGGCTGGTGAGTGAGAAGGAAAGAACCATTTGGGTTTTTGATGAACTGTATGAAAAGGCCCTGACAAACCGGGCAATCTGTGACCGGATCACCGGCATGGGCTACGGCAAGGAACGGATCAAGGCCGATTGTGCCGAACCCAAGAGCATTGATGAATTGCGGGATGCTGGCCTTCATCGTATCAGAGCCGCCCGGAAGGGCAAGGACAGCGTGAACAACGGAATCCAGTACATTCAGGGTTACACCATCATTGTTCATCCCAGATGCGTGAACTTCATCACAGAGATTTCAAACTACACATGGGCAGAAGATAAGTTCGGGGCCAAAATCAATGTTCCCATTGATGATTTCAACCACCTTATGGACGCTATGCGTTATGGGCTGGAAGATATGCTGGTTGGCCCCGCCTTCAGCTTCGACTAACAACATGATAGTAACAAAATCCCCCGGAAATCGTGTGATTCCGGGGGATTGCATTTATTAAGCAATGAAGAAAGGCGGTAAGTGAATATGTTTCTGGATAACGCTATGGAGCGTATCAACCGCCTGATCCTTCAGGGTGGGCGAACCGGCATGACTGAAAATCAGTTCTTCGCCGCTGAAATCAAGGAATGGAAGAATAGTCAGCGCCGCAAGGATCAGGTTATAGGTGATCTGTACTATGAAGGACAGCATGACATTCTTCAGCGTCAGCGCACAATCATTGGTGAAAACGGTCAACTTCAGGTGGTGACGAACCTTCCGAACAACCGCCTGATTGATAACCAATATGCCCTGATGGTGGATCAGAAAACCAACTACCTTGTGGGCAAGCCCTTTACCCTGAACTGTCAGGATAAGGGTTACACGGATGCTTTGGGCAAGGTTTTCAACAAACGGTTTTACCGGCTTCTGAAATATGTTTGTGAAGATGCCCTGAACGGTGGCATTGGCTGGCTTTATCCTTACTACAATGAAGCTGGTGAATTGTCCTTCAAGCATTTCCCGGCCTATGACATTCTTCCTTTTTGGGCTGACGATGATCACACCATCCTTGATTGTGCGATTCGTTACTACACCCAAGAAGTGTGGAACGGCTACCAGAAGGAAAAGGTGGAGAAGGTGGAAATCTTCAAAGCCGATGGCATTTACCGGTATATCTATCAAAATGATATGCTGATTGCCGATGTGGAAGCCGGTGAACACGAAAACTATTTCATGGTTGAGGAAGAAGGCCAAGAACCCAAGGGGTTCAACTGGACAAGGATTCCGCTGGTTCCCTTCAAGTATAACAAACAGGAAATCCCCCTGATCCGCCGTGTGAAAACCCTTCAGGACGGAATCAACACCATGATTTCCGACTTTGAAAACAATATGCAAGAGGACGCACGGAACACCATTCTGGTTCTGAAGAACTATGACGGTGAAAACCTTGGCGAGTTCCGCCACAACCTTTCCACCTATGGAGCCGTGAAGGTTCGTGAGGATGGCGGGGTTGAAACCCTTCAGGTTGAAATCAATGCAGAGAACTACAAGGGCATTTTGGAACTTTTGAAGAAGTCCTTGATTGAAAATGCCCGTGGTTACGATGCCAAGGATGATCGTTTGAGTGGCAACCCCAATCAAATGAACATTCAATCCATGTATTCTGACATTGACCTTGACGCAAACGGCATGGAAACCGAGTTCCAAGCGGCCTTTGAAGAACTGTTGTGGTTCATCAATCAGGATTTCAGCAACAGGGGCTTGGGCGATTATGAAGGCGCTGAACTTCAGATCGTGTTCAACCGTGACATTCTGATCAATGAAACGGAATCCATTGAAAACTGTGCCAAGTCCGTTGGTATTCTGTCCACGGAAACCATTGTGGAACAGCACCCGTGGGTGACGGATGTTGAAGTGGAGCTGGCCCGGTTGCGTAAGGAAAAGGATGAAGCAATGGAACAGGCACAGGAATACGCCGGGGCCTTCCAGACCGGCAACCAGAACAAAGGTGACAATGGCGAGGGTGAATAACCCCCGCCGTTTCACAATATATGCCGGGGCAGACCTTGAGTGTGGCGGGGTGCTATTACTCCTACCCGCCAAAGGGTGAAATTCCCTTCCCCGGCCCATCATGGCCCGTTAGTCAAGTGGTTAAGACACCGCCCTTTCACGGCGGTAACGCCGGTTCGATCCCGGCACGGGCTACCAAGGCCACAAAGGAAGGAACCAAAATTCAGCAAGGCGCAAGCCCCTATGAAGAAACAGCGTGGCCTAATAAGCTGAAGTGGATGGAATAGGCAGACACGGCGGATTCAAAATCCGTTGCCGCAAGGCGTGTGGGTTCAAATCCCACCTTCAGCACCATTTTTCAGGATTGGAGGAACGGCCTATGAGAAATGCGGATTATTGGCGTGGGCGGTTTTCCATCTTGGAGGACAGCGCCCACAGAGAAGCCCAAAAGACTATTCAGGGCATGGAAGAACTGTATCTGGATGCACAGCGTTCCGTTCAGAAGGAAATTGAAAGCTGGTATGCCCGTTTTGCGGTGAACAACCAAATCAGCCTGACCGATGCCCGGAAATGGCTGACCGCTGGACAGCTTGAAGAATTTCATTGGAGCGTTGAACAGTATATCAAGATCGGTGAACAGGCCGGGTTGGATGCGGCATGGCTGAAGAAGCTGGAAAATGCGTCTGCCCGGTTCCACATTTCCCGCCTTGAAGCTGTCCAGACAGGTATTCAACAACAGCTTGAATTGCTATATGGCAATCAGGTTGATAGTCTGGATGCCCTGTTGAAGAAGGTTGTGGGCAATGGCTACACCCACACGGCTTTTGAGGTTCAGAAGGGTGTGGGCCTTGGCTGGGATATTACCGGGCTGGATCAGAAGAAACTTGAAACCTTGCTTTCAAAGCCTTGGACAACGGACGGGCGAACCTTTAGTGACCGTATTTGGTTCAAGAAACAAGAATTGGTTGACAGCCTTCAAAAAGAATTGGTTCAGGGCCTTCTTCGTGGTGACAGCCCCCAAAAAATCACGGATGCCATTCAGAAGAAGTTCAAAGTTTCCCGGTATCAGGCCGCAAGGCTTGTAAATACGGAAACAAGCTATTTTAACGCCCTTGCCGCAAAAGAAACCTATAAGGAATTGGGCGTGAAGAATGTAGAGATTTTGGAAACGCTGGATTCCATCACCTGTGCGTTTTGTGCAAGTATGGATCGAAAAGTGGTTCCTATGTCAGAATTTCAACCGGGTGTTACCGTCCCCCCGTTTCATCCACATTGCCGAGGAACTACGGTTCCCGCCATTGATGAAAAATATACGGGTGAAAGAGCCGCAAGGGATCAGGATGGAAAAGTTTACTATGTTCCCGGTAATATGAGTTATTCCGAATGGAAGAAAACCTTTGTGGATAAGGGTTCCAAAAACAAGTTGACCCTTGCAACCATCGGGAGTATAATTAAAAATACAGTTTCGATGGTAAAAAGCGAGGGTTCCAATGTGCAGACGGTAGGCCGCATTGATATAGAAAAATACCGTTGTATTACGGACAGGATCGCCACAGATGAAGTGATTATCACCCCGGAACGGATTCAGCATATTGAAGAACGCCACCCCGGAGATTACGAACAGTTCGTTAAGTATATTGCGGATATTCTGGAAAACCCGGATTACATCTTGGAAGCAAACAAGCCTAATACCGGTGTGATTCTGAAAGAAATTGAAGAAAATGGCGAAAAGTTCAAAGTGATTCTACGGGTAAAGGTAGAGAGTGACCCCGCTGAATATCGAAACTCCATCTTGTCCTTCTGGCAAATTGGTGAAACCACATGGAAGAAGAATGTGAAGAACAAGAAAATCCTTTACAAGCGGGAATAATACTGTTATACTTTAGATAGGATAAGAACGGGCTTTGAGGTGGAAAAAGCGTTCCCATACGCCACACGCCTTTTGGTAGTGGGCAAAAGGGATGCCGGGAGTGACGCTCCGGCCAAAGTCCAATCTTCAAGGGAACAGGTGAAAACCTGTTCCCTTCTTCTATGCCTAAAATTTTTCCAAAAACCTCTTGACTTTTTGAGTTCCAATTATTATAATAAGTTTGTGGAACTCAAAAAGTGAGGTGATACGATGTCTCCACGAACCGGAAGGCCGAAAGCGAACAATCCCAAAAGGAATGATGTGAAAGTTCGATTGGACGATGAAGCAACAAAACGCCTTGATGAATATTGCGCCAAGCATGATATTACACGGGCAGAAGCTATTCGGCAAGGGATTGATTTACTTTTGGCACAAGAAAAGTGAAACAGCCGCTCCACCCTGAACAAGTAAGCGACTGTTTCTAAAACCAGAGGTTTCCCAACTGGATAAATCCATTCTATCACAGTTGGGAACTTCTATCAAGTGAAAATTGATGGAGGTTTTACAATGGAAAAATTGATCAAGAGCATTGAAGGCGTACACCCCGGTAAGTATGACCTTCGCAGGAATGAACTGGATGAACTCTATGACGCATATCATCATGACACTTTCAAGCTGATTGCCGTGGTGTTCAAGCTGGGCTTTGCCCGTGGACAGAAGGCGGTGAAGAAGGCATGAATGAACTTCAGGTATTCACCAACCCCGAATTTGGACAGGTACGAACCGTGACCATTGAGGAAGAACCGTGGTTCGTGGGTAAGGATGTAGCGGTTGCCTTGGGATATTCCAATACCAAAGATGCCCTTCACCGTCATGTTGACCCGGAAGATAAAGGGGGGTCGCAAATCACGACCCCCTCCGGTGAACAGACCATGACCATCATCAACGAAAGCGGCCTTTACGCCCTGATCTTCGGAAGCAAGCTGGAAAGCGCCAAACGCTTCAAACATTGGGTGACGCATGATGTTCTTCCCGCAATCCGCAAAACCGGAAGTTATTCCATCATCCCGAAAGCAAGAGCCTTGACCACAGACGATTACATGAAAGCGGCGCAGTTGGCCGCTACCTGTCGGAATGAACGGCTTCCCTATGTGCTTGGATTTCTGGAACAGGCCGGGTTTAATATCCCGGAAGTGACCGCCACGCCCCCGGCCTTGGATGGGCCTGTGGATTGCACGGAGATTCAAAGACTGATGGATGAACGGGGCATTTCCGTAACGGAACTTTCTAAGCTGACGAACATTTGCAAAGCGTCTTTGAGTTATTACAAACGGGGCATTTACAAGCCGAACCGTGAACGCTATCGCATTATCATTGACGCATTAACTTAATTGATGATTTGACCACCCCGGCCTTTGGCCGGTGGTGGTTTTTTCATACCATTTTCGCCGTTTCCCGGTGGTGGGCGGTAAACAGAACCGGGAAAATCGTGGTTCCTAACCCACGGTAAAAAAGGATTTTGGAGGTAACAACAATGACTAAAGAAAAGCTGTTGGAATGGGGCCTGACTGAAGAACAGGCCACAAAGGTTATGGAGGGCTTGAACGGTTCCTTCGTCACCAAGGCCCGGTTCAATGAGGTCAACACCGAACTGACCACCGCCAAGAACACCATCAAAGAGCGTGACACCCAGCTTGAAACGCTGAAGAAGGCTTCTGGTGACACCAAGGCCCTTCAGGATCAGATCACACAGCTTCAGGCCGATAACAAGAAGAAGGACACGGATCACGCCGCTGAACTGAAGAATCTGAAAATCAGCAATGCGGTTGAACTGGCCCTGACCGGCGCAAAGGCCAAGAACAACACCGCTGTTAAGGCGCTGTTGGTTGATTTCATCGGTAAGGCTGAATTGGCGGAGGATGGAACCGTCAAGGGCCTTGATGATGAAGTCAAGAAGCTGGTGGAAGGCAAGGACACGGCTTTTCTTTTTGAGAAGTCCACCGGCACCAAGTTCAAGGGGGCCAAATCCGCTGAAAAGGGTGATGGCGCTGAAGGCGGCATGACCCTTGAAAAGCTGAAGGCCATGACCCCTATTGACCGCTACAATTATTCCGTCAACCATCCTGACGAATACAAAGAACTTTATGGAGGTAATGAGTAATGGCAAACACTTGCTACGATAACTTTTTCCTGTCCAACGAAATTGAAGATCAGTACCAGAGCCACCTTGATCTTCAGCAGTTTTGCACCGTGGACAACAACCTGACCGGCGTTGCTGGTATGGTTCGCAAGATTCACAAGTACAAGGCCACCGATGGCACCGAAAAGCTGGCTATGGGTGTTGGCAACACCAAGACCATTGAAGCCGGTTACACCGAGAAGGAATACCGGATTCAGATGGCCCAGAATCGCTTCCAGTATTATGACGAGGAAGCCATGACCGATCCCATGGTGATCACCACCGGCACCCGTCACGCTGGTACGGATATGTTCAACACCGTGAACGCTGACATTTTCGGCGCTTTCAACGAGGCCACCATGACCATCGTGACCACCGCCCTTGGCTTTGATGCCTTTGTGGATGGTGCGGCCATGCTGAATCTGGAAAACCTTGAAGGTGTGACCATCTTCGGCTTCGTCAACCCCGCCGACATGGGCAAACTTCGCAAGGCCCTGAAGGACGATCTGAAGTATGTGGAAGCATACGCCAAGCAGGGCTATGTTGGCACCGTGGGCGGTATCAACATCTACACCAAGAAGAACGCCGAAACCGGCAAGGTGGTCATTGCCACCAAGGAAGCTGTTACCCTGTTCAACAAGAAGGGTACGGAAGTGGAACAGGAGCGTGAAGGCAATATCCGCCGCAACACGGTTTATTCCCGTAAGTATTACCTTGCGGCCATGACCAATGAAGCCAAGGCGGTGAAGATTATCACCGGTTCCGCCGCTGTCACTACTGACACCACGGTTTCCAGCGACAAGACCTATTACGCCGCTTCCGGTATCGGCTATGTGAAGGTCACGCCCGGTTCCGGTGACAACCCCAAGACCAAGGGTTGGTACGAAATCACGGCGGCGTAAGGAAGGCGGTGAACCCCGTTGCGTGATAAAGCGGTTGCAATGCTAACGGCCCTTGGCGTGGCGGGGGCCGCTGATGATCCGCTGTTGGATATTGTCTTGAACAATGTTCAATGGCGGATCAAAAACCTTTCCAACCTTTCCGAAATCCCGGAGGGGTTGGAAAGTCTGGCCGTTTCTATGGCCGTGGGCGAATACCTGAACATGAAGAAGTGTTCTGGACAGCTTGAAGGGTTTGATCTGGATGCGGCGGCGGTGAAATCCATTCAGGAAGGTGACACCAACATTACCTTTGCCCTTGGTGAAGGTAGTTCAACCCCTGAACAGAGGTTGAACAGCCTGATTGACTATCTGATCAACGGGCGCATTGGTGAAATCTACCGTTATAGGCGGTTGGTATGGTAAATAAGGCCGTGCGAACCGCCTTGGAACGGTTGTGGAAGGATCGGTGTTCTATCTTCATCCGTGAGGAAGTCACCGATCCTGTCACCCACCTGACGGATTCTGAAGAAAAGCCGCTTCTTCAGGATCAGCCGTGCAAGCTGTCTTTTGAAACATTAACTTCAACCAATGGGGATGAAGTGGCAATCGCCCAACAGGTGGTGAAGCTGTTCCTTTCCCCGGATGTGAAGGTTCCCGCAGGATGCAAGATCATTGTCACCCGGCCAAATGATGTGGAACGAACCTTCACCTATTCCCGTTCCGGTGAACCGGGTGTTTTCTCCAACCATCAAGAAATCATGCTTGAACCCTTCAGGGGGTGGGCCTGATGGGAAGATGGGGCCGGTGTGATTACCGGGAATTGAAGAAGCTGGATGAACGCCTTCAACAGCTTTCGGAAGTTGACATGGATCGGCTTTGCCGGGATGCCGCCAAGAAGATTGCCCAAATCCTGTGGAACAAGGTAAAGAAAAGAACCCCGGTTGGCGTGGCCCCCAAGTTTGATGGGCCCAAGACCGTAAAGGTAAAGGGTGCAAGCGGGAAAAGCCGAACCTTTCTTACCCGTTCCGGGGCTATCCGGGAACAGTATTGGGCCGGGTATCGGGGCGGTTCCTTGCGGGATGCTTGGACGATTCTTCCCATTGAAAAACATGGGGATCAGTACACCGTGACCGTTATCAACAATTTGGAATATGCGTCCTATGTGGAATACGGCCACCGGCAAACACCGGGGCGCTATGTTCCCGCCTTGGGTAAGACCCTGAAGGCAAGTTGGGTTCCGGGCAAACTGATGCTGACCATTTCCGAACAGGAAGTAAAGGTTTTGGTTCCGTCCATTCTAAATGATATGTTGTATGAAGCCTTGAAGGGGGTGTTCAGTTGATCAATGAAATCATCAAAGGTGTTTCCATGAAGCTGAACGCCACCTTTGGAGCCGGGTACAAAATCTATCAGAATGATGTGGAACAGGGCTTCAAGGAACCCTGTTTTTTCATTGCTGTCCTGAAGCCTGACATTTCCCCGTTGCAGAAGAACCGATTCATGAACCGGAACCCGCTGGATGTTCACTATTTCCCAACCAGCGGGAGAAACAACGCTGAATTGTTCACTATGGCCGGGGATTTGATGGAATGTTTGGAGTTCATCACCCTTCCCAATGGGGATGTGCTTCACGGAACTTCCATGAGTTATGAAGTGCAAGACGGGGTTCTTCACTTCTTCGTGAACTACAATTTGACACTTCGCAGAGAAACCGAGGAAACCGCAATGGAAATCTTGGAAACTACTGTGGAGCCAAAGAAAGGGTGATTGAATGGCTACCAGAAAGAAAGCCGCCACCGCACAGGAACCGACCATCACGGCCCCGGTGGTATTCCCCAAAGAACGGGTGTTGACCTTCAGGCGTTACGCTGACCGGCGTGATCTTCTGTCTGTCCTTTTGGAAGATGGGAAGGAATACACCTTCGATCAGATTGATGGGCTGATCAATGACTTTATGAAAGGTAAGGTGAAATAATATGGCCCTTGGCGGCGGCACCTTCTTGGTGCAGAACAAGGTTCTGCCCGGTGCATATATCAACATCATTTCTGTGGCGCAGGCAAGCGCCACCCTTTCTGACCGTGGCATTGTCACCATCCCCCTTGCTATGAATTGGGGGCCTGAAGGCAAGATTTTCACGGTGGAACAGGCTGACTTTATCAAGAACAGTCAGAAAATTTTCGGCTATGCGTACACGGCGGATGAACTGAAGCCTATGCGTGAAATTTTCCTTCACGCTAAAACCGTTCATTTCTTCCGCCTTGGCACCAGCGGCGTGAAGGCGGCTAACACCTACGCAACGGCCAAATACCCCGGCACCCGTGGTAATGATCTTCGTACCGTTATCACGGCGAATGAGAACACCACAGAACAGAAGCCGCTGTTCGATGTGGCAACCTTCTTGGGAACCGTTCAGGTTGATCTTCAGGAAGGTGTGGCCGCTATCACCGATCTGAAGGCCAATGCCTATGTGGATTGGAAGTCCAGCGGAACCCTTTCTTTGACCGCTTCTTTGCCCCTGACGGGCGGCACCAATGGCACCGTGGCCGATTCCGACTATCAGACCTATCTTGATCAGGCGGAAGCGTACACCTTCAACGCTATGGGTTGCACCGAGAGCAAGGCCACCATCACCGCCCTGTTTGCGGCCTTCGCAAAGCGGATGCGTGATGATGTGGGCAAGAAGTTTCAGGTGGTTCTTTTCCGCAAGCTGGCCGATTATGAAGGCGTTGTGAGCGTCAAGAACGGCCTGACTTCCGACAAGACTTCCACCGCCCTGATCCCTTGGGTTACGGGCGTGATCGGCGGAACGGCGGTCAATAAGAGCGCCACCAACATGACCTATGATGGTGAATATGATGTTGATACCGATTTCACGCAGACCCAGCTTGAAAACGGTATCAAGGAAGGTTCCTTCATGTTCCATCGTGTGGATGAAGCGGTGTGTGTCCTGACTGACATTAACAGCTTCATTTCCATCACGGATGAAAAGTCCAGCGACTTTTCCAGCAACCAGACGATCCGAGTTTTGGATCAGATCGCCAATGATATTGCCGTTCTGTTCGGCAAGAAGTATCTTGGCAAGGTTTCCAATGATGCCGCTGGCCGGATTTCCCTTTGGAACGATATTGTGAAGCACCACACGGAACTTCAGGATATTCGGGCCATTGAGAACTTCAGCGGCGAAAATGTGACGGTTGAAAAGGGCGATACCAAGAAATCCGTGGTGGTTACTGATTATGTGACCCCCGTGAATGCTATGGAACAGCTTTATATGACCGTCTATGTTCAGTAAGGAGGTACAACCATCATGGCAGATAGAACCATCATGAACGCCAAGGATGCTGTTTCCGCTTCCTTGGCTGAATGTTTCGTGACCATCGGGGATAACCGTTACAACTTCATGCAGGCGATCAACCTTAAAGCCAACTTTGAGAAGAACAAAACGAAAGTTCCCATTTTGGGCAAGACCGGCAAGGGCAATAAGGCCACCGGCTGGAATGGTACGGGTTCCGCCACCTTCCACTATAACACTTCCATCTTCCGTGAGCTGATGAAGCGTTATAAGGACACCGGCGAGGATGTCTATTTTGACATTCAGGTGACAAATGAAGATCCCACTTCTTCTGTGGGCCGTCAGACCGTGATCCTGAAGGATTGCAATATGGATGGCGGCTTGCTTGCCAAGTTTGATGCTGATGCGGAATACTTGGACGAAGATATGGACTTCACCTTTGAAGATTTCGAGATGCCCGAAACCTTCAGCCTTTTGGCCGGTATGCAGTAAGCAGAGCGCCCCGGCCTTACTTCGGTAGGGGCCGGGGCCTTTTTTCGTATCAAAATATAGGAGGAAAAAAACAATGAGCCTGTCCGCTTTTTTGGCTGAAAACGCCGTTCCCGTTGAGAACATCAAGTTTGTTGCTTCCAAACGCTTCTTGGGTGAGGATGGCAACCCCATTCCTTGGGAGATCAAGACCATCACCGGCACCGAGGATGAAGCCCTTCGGAAGTCCTGTGCCAAGCGTGTTCCGGTTCCCGGCAAGAAGAACCAGTATCAGAAGGAAACCGACTATGATCTTTACCTTGGCAAGCTGGCCGTGGCTTGTACCGTGTTCCCCAATCTGAATGATAAGGAACTTCAGGACAGCTACAAGGTCATGGGCGCTGATGCCCTTCTGAAAACCATGCTGACCCCCGGCGAATATGCCGAATACCTGACCAAGATTCAGGAAGTGTGTGGTTTTGATACCACCATGCAGGATGAGGTTGATGAAGCAAAAAACTAATCTGTGAAGGTGATGGTGAAGCGAACATTGCTTACTATTGCCTTCACGAACTTCATTTGACACCTTCCGCCTTTTATGCTTTGCCCCGCCGTGAACGGGCCTTCATCATTGCGGCCATTGATGTTCGGGTGGAAGCTGAAAAGAAGAAGCAGAAGGAAATTGAACGCAAACAGCGCCGGGGCCGACACCATTAAGGCCCCGGCCATTCTCCAAGAAAGGTGGTGATCCCTGTGGGAACTATCCGAACCGCTATTGCCCTTTATGATGGTGTTACCAGCCCCCTTCAGAGTATGCACAAGGCTATGGGTGTTGTGCTGAACACCTTTGAATCCATGCAACAGGCTTCCGGTAGAGCCGTTGACACGGCGGCAATCCGGGAAGCCCGTGAAGAATGGGCGAAAGCGGGAACCGCCTTTGATGCCATTGAAGAAAATATCAGGAACGCCAATAATGAACAGCAAAAGTTCAATAATTCCATTCGTGGGGGTAACAATTCCGCCAATGGACTTCTGTCCACCATCAAGAAAATTGCCGTTGCCGCTGGCGGCATTGCCGGGATCAATAAGGTGCTGAACATTTCGGATGAATTGGCAAGCACCAAGGCCCGATTGAATTTGCTTGTGGATGATGGCGGTTCCGTTGAAGCCTTGGAACAGAAGATCATGGCTTCCGCCCAGCGTTCCCGATCCGTTTATTTTGACACAGCTTCCGCCGTTGCGAAACTTGGCCTGAACGCTGGTAACGCCTTCGGTGGTAATATGGATCAGGTCATTGCCTTCATGGAACAGGTGAACAAGCAGTTCGTTATTGGCGGCGCTACGGCCCAAGAGCAGAGCAACGCCATGATCCAGTTGACACAGGCAATGGCGGCGGGTGCGCTTCGTGGTGAAGAACTAAATTCCATTCTGGATGGTGCGCCGGGTATCGCAAGAGCCATTGAAAAATATATGGGCATTGCGGAAGGTTCCATCAAGACGGTTGCACAGGAAGGCAAGGTAACGGCTGAAGTGGTGAAGAACGCCATGTTTGCTATGGCGGACGAAACCAACGCAAAATTCGATTCCATGCCCAAGACTTGGGCGCAGATTTGGGCCGGGATGAAGAATCAGGCCCTTTCCATGTTCGCCCCGATCCTGACCAAAATCAATCAGATTGCCAATAGTTCCAAGTTCCAACAAGTGACCACGGCCCTGATCAATGGCCTTGCCGGGGTTGCCAATATTGCTTCTTCGGTGCTGGATATTCTGATTTCCATTGCTTCCGTGATCGTTGATAATTGGAGTTGGATTCAGCCTATTATCATGGGCATTGTGGCCGCTATGCTGATCTATAACGGTGTCATGTTGGTTGGAAATACCATTATGGCGGTTCAGGCCGCAGTTAAGGCAATTCACACAGCAATGACCACCGCTTGGAGCGTTGCCACCTTTACCGCAACAGCGGCCCAGCAGGGCCTAAATGCGGCGCTTTTGGCTTGCCCCATTACATGGATCATCCTTCTGATTATCGCCGTGATTGCGGCTATCTATGCGGCTTGTGCGGCGGTTGCAAAGTTCACCGGTATTGCCAATAGCGGCTTCGGTGTGATTTGCGGCGGAATCATGGTGGTGATCGCCTTCTTCAAAAACCTTGGCCTGTCCGTGGCGAATATTGCCTTGGGTATCTGGAACGCTTTGGGGGCTTGCGCTTCCAATATCGGAACCGCCTTCCACAATGTTATTTCCAATGTTCAGGGGTGGTTTTACAACCTTCTTTCTACGGCCCTTACTGTTGTGGCGGGTATCTGTGAAGCCCTGAACAAATTGCCCTTCGTTGAGTTCGACTATTCCGGGATTACCAACAAAGCAAGCGAATATGCGGCTAAGTCCGCTGAAGCCTATGGGAATGTTGAGGAATATAAAAGCGTTGCCGATGCTTTCAATGAAGGAATGTCTACCTTTGACACCTTCCAAGATGGTTGGGCCGCTGATGCCTTTGCTTCCGGTGCCGCTTGGGGTGATGGCGTGGCCGATAAGGTTTCCGGTATGTTTGATTTTTCCGCCTTGGATTCTATGGGGGCTGATTCTTTGGATGCCTTCAACCTTGGCAATGATCTTGATAGCATTTACGGGAACACCGGCGATATTGCAAACAACACAGCGGCCACCGCTGATGCCTTGGATATTGCTGAAGAAGATTTGGCCTATCTTCGTGACATTGCGGAGCGTGAAGCAATCAACCGGTTCACTACCGCTGAAATCAAGGTTGAACAGCACAATGAAAACCACATTTCCAAAGATGCTGATTTGGATGGGATCATGGATGCTTGGGCCAATGATTTTGCTGAAAAACTGGAAGTTTCTGAAGAAGGGGTGCATGAGTAATGGCGTATAAACTGTATATGGCGGGAACGCTTATGCCCATCACCCCTTCCAAGGTGACGGTAAAGATCAATAACCAGAACAAAACCATGACCCTGATCAACGGGGAAGAAATCAATATCCTGAAGGCCGCTGGCCTTTCGGATGTGTCCTTTGAATTGGTTCTTCCCCAAGTGTCCTATCCCTTCAGCAACGGTGGGGCGCAAAGCGCCGCCTATTACCTATCCTTGTTTGAACGGCTGAAGGTGAGCAAGACCCCGTTCCAATTCATCCTGAACCGGCAGAAGCCCGGTGGCGGGATGTTCCATTACACCAATTTGACCGTTGGCCTTGAAACCTATGAAATCACCGATGATGCCGGTGAAGGCTTTGATGTGAAGGTGAAGATCAACCTGAAACAGTACAGAGCCTATGGCACCAAGACCGTGGCCGTGCAACCGGCCAAGACTTCCGGGGGAACCGCCACCGCAACGGTTAAGGCGGCACCCCGGCCCACCACAACGGCCCCGAAAGCCGCCACCTATACGGTGAAATCTGGTGATTGCCTTTGGAACATTGCCAAGAAGCAGTTGGGCAACGGGGCCGATTACACGAAAATCTATAATCTGAACAAGGACAAAATCAAGAACCCGAACCTGATCTATCCCGGTCAGGTTCTTACTTTGCCTTCCTGAAAGGGGTGATTCTGTTTGGCAGTTGAATTGTTCATCCAGCATAACAGCACCATTCAATTCCCCGTTGTCGAGGAAGGCGCAAAGTTGACCTTGGAACGCAAGGGAACCCCTGGCAAGTTAGAGTTCACCGTTGTCAAGGGGCCGGGGCTGAACTTTGCTGAAGGTGATCCGGTGAAGCTGACTGTGAACGGAACCGCCATGTTCTATGGGTTTGTGTTCAAGAAAAAGCGTGACAAGGGCGGCACCATTGATGTTGTGGCCTATGATCAGTTGCGCTATCTGAAGAACAAGGACACCATCACGGAAGAAGGGCTGAAGGCTTCCGACCTTCTGAAGCGCATTGCAACAGATTTCCGGTTGAACCTTGGCACGGTGGAAGATACCGGTTATACCCTTGAAACCATCGTGGAAGAAAACCAAACCCTGTTTGATATGATCCAGAGCGCCCTTGATGAAACCCTGATGAATACCAAACAGCTTTATGTTCTGTATGACGATGCCGGGAAGCTGACCCTGAAGAACATCAATACCATGAAGCTGAACCTTCTGATTGATGAAGAAACCGGGGAAAACTTCAGCTATGAATCCAGTATTGATGAACAGACCTATAACAAGATCAAGCTGGCCTATAACAATGAAAAAACCGGTAAGCGGGAATTGTTCATTGCACAGGACGGGGCGAAAATGAACCAATGGGGTGTTCTTCAATATTTTGAAGAAGTTCAGACCAAAACGGGCGCTTCCGCCAAGGCGGATGCCCTGTTGAAGCTGTACGATCAGAAAACCCGCAAGCTGACCATTCAGAACGCTTTCGGTGATGTGCGGGTTCGTGCTGGAAGCGCCGTGGTGGTGGCCCTGAACCTTGGGGATATTGTCACCAACAATTACATGGTGGTGAACAAAGTCACCCACACATTCAGGGGTGATGAACACATGATGGAACTTGACCTGATCGGGGGTGAATTTATTGCCTAATCCTGTTGAAGTTGTGAAACGGGCGGCGGTGGAAGCTGTGGAAGCCGGAAAGCCGGTGAACATCCTGTTTGGAACTGTCCTTTCCGCTTCACCCTTGAAAATTCAGGTGGATCAGAAATCCATCTACACTTCTAAAATGCTGATCCTGACCCGGAATGTGACTGATTTTGAAGTTGATATGACGGTAAACCACACCACCGAGGACAAGGGCGGCGGTTCTGGTGCGGCGGCGTATGAAGCCCACAAACACGCCTATGTTGGCAAGAAAACCTTCAAGGTTCACAACGCTTTGAAGGCCGGTGAAAAGGTGCTTCTGATCCGGGTTCAGCAAGGAAAGAAATTCGTGGTCATTGACCGAGTAAAGGGGGCTTGATGATGATTCCGCAAGTGCAGGATGATATTAAACAGGATTTCACCATTGAAACCCTTCCAAGCCGTACTTTCAGGATGAACCACGATAACCTGACCATCATCGGCACCATTGATGAAATCCAAGCCGTGGAACAGGCGGTTTTCCTGATCCTGAACACGGAACGCTATGAATGGTTGATCCATTCTTGGGATTATGGGGTTGAACTTCATAATCTGATCGGAAAAGATGTGGAATATTGTATTCCCGAAATTGAACGCCGGGTTCGTGAAGCCTTGCTTCAGGATGATAGGATCACGGCGGTTCAGAACTTTGAATTTACGGTGAACAAAAAGAAAGTGCTGACTACCTTCACGGTGGTCAGCATTTTTGGTGAAATCAATGCAGAATTGGGGGTTGAAATCTGATGTATGAAGCACAGACCTATGAAGCAATCCTTTCCCGGATGCTTCAGAAGGCGCTTTCCATCAATGGCAATTTGGACACCCGTGAAGGTTCGTTGGTTTGGTGCGGTGACGCCCCCGCCGCCGTGGAATTGCAGAACCTTTATATTGCCCTTGATACGGTGCTGAATGAAACCTTTGCGGACACCGCAACCCGCCCTTATCTCATTTTGAGGGCGGCAGAAAGGGGCCTGAAACCGCAACCGGCAAGCCCCGCCGTGTTGCAGTTGAGCATTACACCAACCACCTTGCACCTTCCCATGAACACCCGCTTTTCCATCGGAGAACTGAACTATTATGTTTCGGCTGACCGTGGAAGTGGTAAGTATGAAATCACCTGTGAAACCGCTGGTGAAGCCGGTAATGACTACACCGGAACGGTGATTCCCATTGAGTATGTGGACGGGCTTGAAACCTGTTCCATTTCCGCCGTGGTGATCCCCGGTGAGGATGAAGAAGATACCGAGGTTTTCAGACAGCGTTACATGGACAGCCTGAACGCCCAAGCCTTCGGCGGCAACCGTGCGGATTATCTGGAAAAGGTGAACGCCATTCCCGGCGTTGGCGGTGTTAAGGTATATCGAGTTTGGAACAGCGATTTGAACCCGGCCAAGCTGATTCCGCCCACGGGAACCGACACTTGGATCAGCGGCCTTTCCGGTGTGTCCGAGGAAATCAAGGCGTGGTTGGATGCCGTGTATGCGGCGGGAGCCAATAGCAAGCTGACTGTGGGCGGAACCGTGAAGCTGGTGATCATCAACAGTTCCTTCAAGAAGCCTTCGGAAACCCTTGTGGATCAGGTGCAGACCGCAGTTGACCCCCTTCAGAACGCCGGTGAAGGTGTGGGCATTGCCCCCATCGGCCATGTGGTGAGGGTTGAAGGCGTGGGTGAAGATACTATCAACCTTTCCTTCGATTTGTACTATCAGCGGGAATGGAGTTGGGATGATGTTTCCGCCTATGTCACAGAAGCAATCAACGGTTACTTCTTGGAACTGGCCCAAAGTTGGGCAGACCAGAATGAAGCCCTTGTGGTTCGTATCAGTCAGGTGGAAAGCCGCCTGTTGGGGATCACCGGTATTCTGGATATTGCCAACACCAAGATCAACGGTGAAGCGGCGAACTGTACCCTGACCCTTGACCACATCCCGGTTTTGGGAACCATTGAGCCGGGAACCATCGTGATCAACGGATAAGGGGGCCGGGAGCATGGAACGCAAACTGATTGATTATCTTCCCTATGTCATTCGTGATTATGCGGAGTTTCAGGGGATCATGGGGAGCGAACAGCCGGAAATTGAAAAGGCGTGGAACACCACGGATGATCTTCTTGATAACCAGTTCATTCCCACCGCTGGAAACATGGGCCTTTCCCGGTGGGAAAAGATTTTGGGGATCACCCCCAAAGGCACGGACAGTCTTGAAGATCGCCGGTTCCGTATTCTGACCCGGATCAATGAAGAACTTCCGTACACCTTGCCCCAGCTTCGGAACATCCTTGAAACGCTGTGCGGGAAGGGAAACTATTCCGCTGATGTGGAAGAAGGCACCTATCAGCTTCTTGTGAAAATCGGGTTGGCCGCAAAGAACAACTTCAATGATGTTGAATCTTTGCTGAACCGGGTTGTTCCCCAAAACATGGTTGTGACCTTGCTTCAGCTTTATAACACCCATGCGGAACTTGGGCGGTTCACCCATGCCCAGCTTGCCGCCTATACCCATAATCAGTTGAGAAACGAGGTTTTGAAGAATGGCGAATAAAACAACCAACTACAAGCTGACTAAACCCCTTGAATCTGAATTTTATGATGTAGGGGTTCAGAATGAAAACATGGATAAGATTGATACCCAAATGAAGGCCAATGCGGATGCCGTTGAAGCCCTTCAGAAAGGTCAATCCGGGAAGGCTGATCTGGTGGATGGTAAGGTTCCCGCCGAACAGCTTCCCAGCATGAACTATGATCCCAAAGGTACGGCCCAAAACAAGGTGAGCGAACACAACCTTGATCAGACCGCCCACCCGTATCTGTTGAACCAGATCGGAACCTGTGTGGAAGCCGCACAGAACGCACAGGATGCCGCAAATGCGGCCTTGGATGCTGTGTCCGGTATCGTCTATACCATCAATGTTCTTCCTTCGCAGAATGGCACCCTGACCTATAACGGACAGGCCCAAAGTCCTTCTTGGAACGCTTATAACCCCGATGCGCTGACCTTGGGCGGCGTGACTACCGGCACCAATGCGGGAACCTACACGGCCACTTTCACACCCAAGGGGCGGTATAAGTGGGCAGACGGTACGCAGACCGCCAAGGAAGTGACTTGGACAATCAACGCCGCCACCATGACGATCCCCACGCAGAGCAACAGCCTTACTTATACCGGTTCGGCCCAAAGCCCCACTTGGAACAACTATGACAGCGGGAAAATGACGCTTGGAGGAACCACCAGCGGCACGAACGCCGGTTCCTACAATGCCACCTTCACGCCGAAAACGAACTACAAGTGGGCTGATGGAAGCACCGGGGCCAAAACGGTTGCTTGGAGCATTGCCAAGGCCGCTGGTAGCTTGTCTTTGAATAAGACTTCCATCAAACTAACCGCCGCAAAGACCACGGACACCATCACCGTGACAAGGGCGGGTGATGGTAAGATTACGGCCACTTCCAGCGCCCCCACGGTGGCTTCTGTGAGTGTTTCCGGTTCGGTGGTAACTGTTACCGCCAAGGCCAAAGGAAGCGCCACAATCACCGTCAGCGTGGGCGCTGGCACCAACCACACGGCCCCGGCCAATAAGACCTGTTCCGTTGAAGTGACATTGCCCACCAAGGTTCTGAACGATAACAGTTGGGCAACCATCCGGGAAGTCAGTTCCGCAGGTTTGGGGGCCAACTATTGGGCCGTTGGTGATGTGAAATCCATCGTTCTGAATGGCACCGTGAGGAATTACACTTTCAGCAACTTGACCGTGAACGCCTTTATTTTGGGCTTCAACCACAATTCCGCCAAGGAAGGTGCGAACAAGATTCACTTCCAGATCGGGAAGATCGGTTCCACGGCAGTTGCTTTGTGTGATAGCAATTATAACAACACCGGTGATGGTTTCCGCATGAATACCAGTCAGACGAACAGCGGCGGTTGGAACGCTTCACACATGAGAAAAACTGTATTGGGCAACAGTAACACCCCCACAAGCCCGTTGGCGAATAGCTTGATGGCGGCGCTTCCCGCCGATTTGAGGGCAGTTATGCAACCCGTGACCAAGTACACTGATAATACCGCCAATGGTGGCGGCAATGTTCAGACTTATGTAACGGCCACCACCGATTACTTGTTCTTGCTTGCTGAATTTGAAGTGTTCGGAACAAGAAGCTATGCAAATAGCTATGAACAGAATTATCAGGCACAATACGATTACTACAAAGCCGGTAATAATAGAGTAGCCTATAATCATTCCGCCGTGTCCACGGCGGTGTGGTGGTGGCTTCGTTCCCCTTATTACAGCAGCAACAGTAATTTCCAGGATGTCTACACGGATGGCGGCAACAGCATTGGCAATGCCAATTACTGTGCTGGTGTGCGGCCCGGCTTTGCGGCCTAATCCCCCGCAGGATGATCCCGCCCCAATCCCGCCGCCGAAAGGCGGCGGTTCCGGGAGGGACCCCCCCAAAAAAAAATAATAATGGCGGCGTAAGCCGCCCGACGATTTTTTGAAAATGGGGGTTTTCCGGCAAAGTGCTATCATTTGACTGCCTTTTGAGTGCATACACCGGACAAAATCAGCCATACAATATCCATAAGCCTGTTTGAAGGGGGTATTGTATGGCAACAAACAAGCGTGTTTTCACCTTGCGCCTATCTGATGAAGTCTTTGACAAGATCGGGGCGCTTGCAACTCGTGAACACCGATCCATTACCAATTACATTGAATTTGTTCTTCTGAAACACTTGGAAGAAGTGGAAAAGGTGGAAGGAACGATCAATGTCGATAATTCACCCAAAGGGGTATAACTGAAAATGTCTGTCCTGAAGCAAAAGAGAACCACAAGCAAGGCCGAGTTCATCAACACGGCCAATCAGATTTATGTTGAAACCCTGAACTTCCTGACCCGTCTTTCAGCCCGGTATTCCCGGTTGATTGCGGAGCCGGTGGCAAAGCTGGCCGGTGAGATCATCGACCATGCGGAGAAGGCCAACAGTATCTTTCCTTCGGACAACCAGCGCATTGAAATGAGGAAGGCCCATCTTCTTGAAGCACGGGCTTCCCTGATGGCGCTGGATGTTCGCTTGACCCATGTTTACCTGATTCTGAACCAGAACCCGGAAGGGGCCTTTACCACTTCCAAGGGGAACCCGGTGAAGTCACAGGATGCAATGGAAAAGCTGGATAAGATGGCCCAAAACTTGGGTGAACTGATCGACAAAGAAAACGAACTTCTGAAAGGGGCAATCAAAAATGTAACAGCAAAACAGAAATAATTTCCCATTAGGTGTGCAACTGACAATGAGCCTGTTGGCGGTGTGGTGGTGGCTTCGTTCCCCTAATTACAACAACAACAATAATTTCCAGAATGTCAACACGGATGGCAACAACAACAATAACAATGCCAATTACTGTGCTGGTGTGCGGCCCGGATTTTGCAAATATACACGGTCAAATGTAGTAACAGAAGGCAAACGGCTTTTCAGGTGAAAGACGACCGATGTAAAAGGAGTTGTACTTCCTTGGGTTTCAATCCCTAAAACTGCCCTTTGATGCCCTTACACGGACGCTTCTTGCATGGTGGGTGATCGTGCCTTAACTCATTTCATGTGTAAGGACAAAGCAATTTAGATGGCACCCTACAACGCATTTGTACGAGTGGCGAATACTTTTATTATGACAAGCCAAGAACGGCATGAAGCAAGGTTCCAGCGCCGCAAAGCAAAGCGGTTGGAACGGAAACAGGCCCGGTGTAATAGCCTTGGGCCAATGAATAAAGTTTTTTCCTATCGGAAGATGTTCTTCTATGGGAAAAAGTGCTGTAACGGGGTACGGTGGAAGCAAAGTGTTCAAAACTTTGAAGGCCACCTGTTTTCTGGTACGGCAACACGGCGGCGAACGGTGTTGGAACAGACTTGGAAGCCCAAATCCTGTTCCCATTTCACCCTTCGGGAACGGGGAAAAATCCGCCCGATAGATGCCCCGCACATTACGGATCGACAAATCCACAAAACCCTGTGTAATGAAGTCCTGATCCCGTTGTATTCACCTTCCATGATCTATGACAACGGGGCAAGCCAAAAGGGGAAGGGCCTTCATTGGCAGTTCAAACGGATCAAACAACAGCTTGGATGGCATTACCGGCGTTATGGCCGGGAAGGTGCTGTGTTGCTGTTGGATTTGAAAGGGTTCTTTCCAAATGCTTCCCATGCCCTGTTATATCAGCGGCACCGGGAATTGATTTTGAATCCTGAACTTCAAAACTTGGCTGATACTGTGATTCAATATTCCCCATGCCCGACACCGGGCCGGGGCTTGCCTTTGGGCGTGGAGCCTTCCCAACAGGAAATGGTGGCGTTACCAAGCAAAATTGACCAATGGATCAAGTGTCAGGCCCATGTTCATTGCGCCGGTCATTACATGGATGATTACTATGCTTTCTTTCCCACGGTGGATGAAGCAAAGCTGATGGGCCATGAAATTGTAAGGCGTTTTGAAGCCGCTGGAATCCGAGTGAACAAGCGCAAGTGTAAGGTGATCCCGCTTACAAAGCCGTTCCGGTTCTGCAAAGCCCGGTTCACACTTACCGAAACCGGCAAGATCAAGGTGAATGGAAGCCGGGATGGAGTGAAACGGGCAAGGCGAAAACTGAAGCTGTTTCACAGGGAGTTCAAAGAGGGAAAACGATCCTTCTTTGACATAGAACAATACATGGAGTGCCAAAGCGCCTATTACCGGAACTTCAACGATCATGGCCGGTTGTTGCGGTTGCGGCGGCTTTACCATGCAATCTTTTTCGGAGGTGGACAATGTTTAGAATCATCAAAGCCGGGGCCGGTATCGGCCTGACCGAGAACCTGAACTACATCAAAAAAGCCGAAAATGGTTGCTACATCCTTTGCCCGGAGCATAATGCTTCGGGCATTGTTTTTGAGGGTGTGGCTTACCATTTGTTGGGCCGTGCCGCTATGGATGAACTGGAAACGGTGAGTTTGGAACAGACGGACGCAGGAAGCGAGATCACCAAGGCCACGGAAGCCGGTGGAATCGTCTTTGTGACCTTGGCGGAAGCCGGGAGCATTGACGCTGAAACGGCGGCGGAACACGCTGATTTGTTCGCTGAATGGGCTTTCCCTGTTGGCTACACGGTGGGGCAGATTCGCCGGTATAACGGAACCCTTTACAAGTGCGTTCAGGCCCATACTTCCCAAGCGGATTGGACACCGGACACGGCTTCCAGCCTGTGGAGCAAAACGAGTGATCCCGCTGAAGAATGGCCCGAATGGAGCCAACCGGTGGGAGCGCATGACGCTTATTCCAAGGGGGCAAAGGTGAGCCATAAGGAAAAGCATTGGATTTCCACGGTGGATTCCAATGTGTGGGAACCCGGTGTGTACGGGTGGGAGGAAAGCACGGATGGAGTATAAAACCTATGTTTGCCGTAAACGGGCAAGGTTCAAGGCGATTTGCGGACAAGTGAACATTCCGTATGGAACCACCCTGAATGGTCAGGGTGGTTTTTTGATCCTGAATGATCTTCCGGTGTGTTCGGCCACCAGCCAAAACGCCTATGACTTCTTCACACAGAATGATGATGGCATGGGGCAGGAACGGGGCGAACTGTTGAACCGGATCATTCCCAAGCTGGAAAAGCGTGATGCCGGGTATCAGGCCCGGTGGGGGAAGATTTGGGAAGATGCCCTTTGTCAGAAGTACAAGCGCCCGGATCAGGAAGAACATTGGATTTGGAACTTCGACTTCTACAACGGCCCTGTTGAGGATTTGCGCTATATTGCCGCCCTGATCGGGGCCTGATAGGAGGGAAAAGCCATGACGATTTATCAGGTGTTGTGCTTGATTGGTGTTCCCGCCTTGATTTTGGCAGTATTCAAATACCTGTGGAGCCAAATCAAGCATAACACCGAGGATTCCAAGGCTTTGAAGGCCGGTATTCAGGCCCTTCTTCGGGCGCAGATGATCAGCGATTTCAATAAGTATTCCGAAAAAGGCTATGCCCCAATCTATGCACGGGATAATTTTGAAAATTGCTGGAAGCAGTATCATTCTTTGGGGGTGAATGGGGTGATGGACGATCTTCACAGAAAATTCTTGGAGTTGTCCACCGATCCCCCGGAAGAATGAGCAGACGAACCAAAAAGCCAAAGCGTGAGTTTTCCAAGCTGATCCTGTATGTGGTGGGGGCCGTAACCGTTGGGGTTACGGCCTTCACCCTTATCATGGTTTGGAAAACTGAAAACCTTGAACCGCTGGCCTATTTGATCCCCGCCATATTTGCTGAATTGGCAACCGCAACCGGGTTTTACTATTCCAAAGCCAAAGCCGAAAACCGGATCAAACTTCGGAAGTTGTATGGCCCGGAAATCTATAACGATGCAAAGGAGATTTGAAACCATGCTGAACGCTGTTTTGAACAATCTGATCAATATTGGGTGGGCCATGCTGATCTTCCTGTGTGCGTACCTGTCCAATGTCGCTTTTTCCCTTTACTACAACATCAAGGTTTTGCTTCAGCCCTTCGACAGACAGAAAATGATCAATTCCGGGCTGAAGGTTGCCACCTTCGTTGTGGGCCTGACCTTGCTTTGTGTAGCAATCACCACCCTTCCGATTTATGCGGATCAGCTTGGGTGGGCAATCCCGGAAGAATACACAGAAATTTTTGCTGATTTGGTTATTGTGGGCGCTGTGCTGATGGTGTCTTGTAAGTATATCGCAGAAGCCTTCACCAAGTTCAGGGCCATTCTTCAGGTGAAAGGAGATACAGAAAATGAGTAATTCCCCCCTTGCAACCTATACCCGGATCACGAAAAACAAAACCAGCCCCCGGAACCATGCCATTGACACCATCACGATTCATTGTATCGTTGGGCAATGGACAGCAAAACAGGGGTGTGATTATTTCGCCACCACAGACCGGCAATGTTCCGCCAACTATGTTGTTGGTAAAGATGGTTCCATTGGCCTTTCCGTGGATGAAAAGGATCGTTCTTGGTGTTCCAGCAACGGCACCAATGACAACCGGGCAATCACCATTGAAGTTGCTTCCGACACCACCCACCCTTACGCCGTCACCGCCAAGGCTTATGCGGCCCTGTTGGATTTGGTAACGGATATTTGCAAGCGCAACGGGATCAAGAAGTTGGTGTGGAGTACGAACAAGAATGACCGTGTGAATCATCGGAACGGATGCAACATGACCGTTCATCGTGACTTCGCCAACAAAGCCTGTCCGGGGGAATATCTTTATTCCAGACACGGGGAGATTGCCGCAGAAGTCAACAGAAGGCTTCAGGGTGCTTCCAATGGTGGTGGGGTAGTAGTTACACCCCCAGCCGCAGAAAAGCCCACAGGCGGCACCACAGGGGCCACCGTGACCTCTTACCTTGTGCGGGTGAAGATCACCAACCTGAATATCCGTAAAGGCCCCGGCACAAACTACGGTGCAACCGGCTACATCCAGCCCGGTATTTATACCATCGTGGCTGAAAGCACCGGCAAAGGTGCGGCCAAGTGGGGCAAACTGAAAAGCGGTGCCGGGTGGATTTCCCTTGACTACGCCACAGTCAACAGAAGGCTTCAGGGTGCTTCCAATGGTGGTGGGGTAGTAGTTACACCCCCAGCCGCAGAAAAGCCCACAGGCGGCACCACAGGGGCCACCGTGACCTCTTACCTTGTGCGGGTGAAGATCACCAACCTGAATATCCGTAAAGGCCCCGGCACAAACTACGGTGCAACCGGCTACATCCAGCCCGGTATTTATACCATCGTGGCTGAAAGCACCGGCAAAGGTGCGGCCAAGTGGGGCAAACTGAAAAGCGGTGCCGGGTGGATTTCCCTTGACTACGCCACTAAAACCTGACCATGAGAAAGGCCCTTCCGGTTCAAGCTGGAAGGGCCTTTTTTGCGTGTTTCTACTATGTTACTAATAACCCCGATTTCACCGAACTTCAAAGGGCTGAAATGTTCAGTATTTGGGCGTTTCAGAGCGTTGCAGAGTAGAAATATTTATGGTA